TCTCCCATCAAACAAAGGTTTATCATATCCAGCAGTCGGTCCAGGATCAAATCCCTGAGCACTACCACCAAATCCAGCCTTACCTGCAGCACTTGCAGTTGTCATTGCCATTTCTTCACGTATATCTCTAACAATAGAAATAAGTTTATCTATTTTATCCATTTTACCCATTAAATTTTTTCCAATAATGTGAGACAGTCTTGATCTTCTTGGATTGTATTGATAAAAGTTTTTGGATATTCTGGTATACGATTCAAAAAAATTAAAAAACTTTTAATTATAGACCAATGAGATTGATCTAAATTATAAAACAATAAAGGAATAGTAGCATCATTAAAAATATTAAACAACACTATAAGATGATTTAATATTAAATGGACTTTTAAATCGCTAATATTTTTGGTTTTTTTATAGCGATTTAAAAGTCTCTTAACATATTTAAACCTTTTTAAATCATTATCAAAATCCTCTTTCGTTATTGATTGAGGATTATCATAATTCTTTATAGCAAATATTAAATAATTATCTTTATTCAGTTCATCAAATCTCATAATTTATAAATTTATCAAGCGTATGTAATTGTTCCTACACCAGAAGTCACTGAAGTATCACCAGAAGCAATTACAACCTTATACTCTCTACCATCATCCTTGTCACTGTCATTTGCAACGGTAAGAACAGTAGTTGCAGAACCAGAGTAATCTCCACTATCAGAAAGTGCTGTAGTATCCTCATACCACTGATAGGTAAGTGGAGCATATGTTGGATTGACTGAAACTGCCACAGTAAATGTAGCATTTCCATCAGTTGCAACTCCAACTGCATCTACCACATCAGTAGTGATAGTAATCGTTGGATCTGGGAATCTTGTGTCGTCATTAGCATCAGTTCCTGCGGAAGCACTAATATTTCCAGCAACTAATACTTCAGACTTAACTCTTAAGTTTCCGTGGGTATCAACATAAGTAGTAACTCCAACCCATCCACTGTGAGAAACTGCATAAGCAGCTGCCTTTCCACCAACAGTAATTGTTGCTGCAGCACCAACTTCTTCTGCGCTTACGCCAAAAACACCAGTAAAGTATGGATTAGCAGAGTATCCAGAAGTTTTTGATTCTGGTGCTTTATAAGTAGAATCACCAAGTGTATAAATTGGTTCTTCAGAAATGTTGTATGTAGAACCAGAAACAGTTGTTAATCCACTTACAAATCCAGCGGTAGAAGCAATTGATAATGTGGTTGATGTAACACCAGTGACAACTGCATATCCATAAGTCGCACCAGCACCAACGGTAATCACATCACCAGCGGAAACTGCAGAAGTAAATGTAACTACGCCAGTCGTACCAGTAATTGAATTTGTTCCAAGATTAACATTGACGGTTCCAGCAGAATAAACTGAGTCTTTATTGCCCCAAAGAGCCATGTTTCTTACCCTATAATTTCTTTATATTGATATTTATAAAAAAAAGAGACCTTATAAAAAGATCTCTTTTATCTAAAATATTTATTTTATTTTTCAGGTTTAAATAATAATTCCTTAACAGTAGCAAGAATCATGTTATCAATACTATTATCTGTAGTATTAACATATTTTTCAAGAAGTTCAATTACAAGATTTTTAACTGATGGGTGTGTTGCAATTCTAATTAATAAAGGTTTTACAACCGCTACAATTAAATCCATAATGTCCTCCGTGTGAAGAGTATCTTAATTTATTTAGCAATCAACCGAGTCTACGTCTTCTTTCTTCGTCTCTTTCTTCTCTTTCTCTTGCTGCTACTTGTGCCGCTTGTCTTTGTTTTTTTGCTGCAAGTCTATCTGCAGTTGTCTCTTCTTTTTTCTTAGGACGATCTCTTTCAGGAACACCTCTCTCTGCTTCATGTTGAGCAAGGGTTTTTCCACTTTTAGTCATAAGACCTTTAGCACTTGGCATTGTTCTCAAAACTTCCATAGCACGATCTCTTTCAGGTCTTGGTTGACCCTTTCTTGCTCTTGTCCTTTCATCAAGAACTTCACCTTCTGGTTCATAAGACATTTTGAGTCCCATTGCTCTCAATTTATTTTTAAAGTTTCTAACTTTAGTTGGCATTGATCTTGGATCATCTTCGTTAGATTTATTATCAGACTCACAGTTCTCCTCGTTCATCGCTTGCTTTCGAATAGTTGCAAAATAAATTTGAGTGCCTTTCTCTTTACCATACTGATCAATCATATTCTTCTTCATTTCTGAGTCATCATATTTTGACTTTAATTTCTTCTCTTTCTTTTTTTCAGTTTCAGTCATTTCTTTTTCATTCAGTAACCCTAAAAATTTAGAGTATGATGAACTTTCATTCATACCATTACCATTATCACTCTTGTGATAAACTACAACTTTATTTTTTTTACCCTTTTTCACATTGATTGTATTTTCATCATTAATTTCACCAAGATATTCCTCTTTTACACTTGAAGTATCTTTGCCATCTGGAGTTCCACCTCTTCTTTTTTGAATTGCATTATGAACAACTCCACGATATTCTTTAGCAGGACTTTCTTTCTTACCATCACCGTCCCAATCTTTACCTGCAGTTGCTGCTGCAGTTCTTTCTCCTCTTTTCTTTTCACCTTCATATGGTTCACCATATTCAGTCATTTCAACTGATTCAATATTTGGATTTGAACGAAGTTGATTAATTTTTTCACGAGTTGCAAATCTTACATATGACACCCCACTTATATCAGTGACTCTAACCTTATATTTTTTATCTCCTTTATTGTAATTTGATTGCTCTTCTAACTCAGACTTGAGTTGATCGTAATTAATATCATCAGATTTTGGTTCAACAAAAACATTATACAATGCTTTTGCAACAGAAGAAGATGCTAATTCAGAAACACCTTCCAAATATGTTTCAGTAACGATTCCACCTTTACCAAAGAGTTTTTCTCTTACCATTGATTTTTCTTGTTCTGACATAGAACTGTTTTGCATATACTGAGTATATGCCGCCCTTAAAGGAATATTTTCTCTTCTTGCACGATATTTGATATCATAAACAGCTTGCCTAACTCTTTTTTCTGGTGTTTTTTCTTGTCCATCATCACGATCTCTATCACTACCTTTTGATAAAGATGCCTGAGGAAACTTTCTTGCAGGTAAATCTTCAGCAATATGCTTTTTCATGAGAAAACTTTTTACTTTACTTTTTTCTATTTCTATTTATGAAATTCTTTATATTAGATACTCCCATTACATCCATTACATTCTTCCTATAACCATCAGTTCCAATTAAAGTATTTCTTTTCCCAGAAACTCTCATTTTTCTAGACATACTCTTTTCTGTATATGATTCAGAGACATCTTTAATCCAAGACTTAAACATCATTCCATCTTCAGTGACACAAATTAAATAATTTGTTCCTCTGCGAATTATATTGCCAGAAAGACCCGTATTTAAATTTTGAACAATATCTCCTACTCTAAAAATATTTTCAGAAACATAATTTTCTCTTAAAGATTGTAAATCAAATTTCGGAGCAATCTCCCAAAGATTATATCCTTCTTGCTGTATTTCCTCTATTCCCATTCCTTGACGAACTAAATCAAATAATTGAATAATTTCTTTTCTAGGAATTGAAGGTGGAATTAAATTTCTAAAGGTAACAAAATCTCCTTCAGCAGCGGCAAGTCTCATTCTTGAAGAAGTTATTCCGCTAATCTCCTTATCATCAGCATCAATTTCTCCTACAGGGAAAACTTCAACTGTATCAAATTGATATAATTGTCCATTATAAGTATTAGACAAATTTTCAAATTCTTTTACTCTAGTATTTCCACAAATTATTCTTATTCCAGAATATCCATCATTGTGCGCTTTTTTTAAAGTATCAAAGATTGTAATTTGATTTGAATCATTTACAATTCTCTCTCCATGATTTGGAAATAATTTCCTCATGAAAAATATTTTAGTATCAGGATCCAACGGATTTTTCTTAGAATCAAAACTTCTTGATGGAACAATTATATAATCTCCTCCTTCTTCTGCGGCAATTTGTGCTGCAGTATCCATAAGTTCTTGATGAGCAACTGTTGGTGGATTAAATCTACCAAAAACAATATTTAAAACACCTTTTGTTTTTTCTACAGGTATAAAACTCTGAGGTATTTGCTCTTGTGGAATTTCCTCTTGTGGAATTTGTTCTTGAGGTATTTCTTCCTGGGGAACTTGTGGAGTTTGTTGTACTATTGCTGAATCATTGTAATTAGGAGAAGCAATTTGCTTTTCTCTTGGAGTTTGTGCTGGATCTTTTCCAGGTATTCTTTGTCTTTTATTGTAGTATTGAAGACCACCACCAACTGTCTTGGCTTCAAATTCGCCAGTTGCTCTATTATACCAACCACCATGTCCATCACCTACAAGACCTAATCTTTTTGCTTGTTGAGATGCAGAGGTTGCTTCTGTAATAAATGTTGAAAATAATTTCATTACTTTATATGAGTATTCTTCTACACACAATATAAAGTATTTAGTAATATGGAGATAAGGAGACTCGAACTCCTGACCCCCTGCGTGCAAAGCAGGTGCTCTACCAACTGAGCTATATCCCCAAAAAAGAATTATATTACCTAATAGGCATTAAGTCAAATAATTCTGGATGAAGTTTACCATATTTTCTCATTATTTCCCCTGCTTTTGCGTTTGCAAAATTTTCTTCAGGACTTCCTGGATGAGACTTTATAGTTCCTTTTTCTAAAAGTTGTTTATAATGTATTACTTCGTGCGAAAGTGTTCGCAAAATATCAATCGGATGACGATTGATAGTGCTTAAATATATAACTTTTTCTTCGGTTATATATCCAAAAGCAGAAACTTTTTTAGCAAAATCGGCATCATCAATTAATATGATTGGAATATCAAATGAAATTCTAAGTTCTCTTTTTAAATAAATTAAAAATGTTTTTAAAATAGAATCAAATTGTATTTTTGTAGTTGGTCTACCTTTTCTTTTTCCAATCAAAGACATTTTTTAAAATATTTATTCTGGATTAACAATTGATCCAATTTTATCATCAAGATCATAAATTACGTTACGAATATCAGAAATGCGTGGAGGAATGTTTCCCTCATTATAAGTATATCCTAATTGCGATTCAAATAAAACTTGACGAACTGCGGCAGCGCAGCGAACATCCATTTTAATCGTTACTTGTTTTTCTTTAGTCATACTTCCTCCAGATAGTATTTCATATGCTTAAGGGTATTTCTACCCTCTTTAGTATTAACGATCATTTGGTGATCTATTTTCGGAATAAAATGCGTCAAAAGCACCTTCAGGATAACGCTTTAAAAGTTTTTGAATGTTTCTAGCAACTACTTCATCGAGGGTAATATCTAGTGCTATGCACGCTTGAGCAACATACCACATAATATCACCCAGTTCAATAATTAAATGCTCCCTGTTATCTTCGTTCCACGGTTTAGATTGAAACACGAGTTTTTTTACTATCTCCATAAACTCACCACCTTCGGCATTAATACCAACAGCAGCAGTCAGAAGACGCTCAATGTTAGCACCCTTTTCATCAAGGGCAACCAAACGGTCAGAAAGAGCAAGAAAGTCTTTGGATGCATCAGAAGTTACAGCATCCACAAACTCTGCATACTTATCAAAATCAACGTGTTTTGCGGTTTCAGTCATAGTATATTCAGTGTATCCGTTTTCTAATGTTTTTTTAGTGATTGAAATGGTCATTAAAATTTAAATCCTTCGAATGACTTTTTAGGTTTCTTTTCTTCATAATCATACTCTTCTTCTTGTCCATTGTCAAGGATATCGTTTTGAGCAGATTGTTCGCAATCGTAAAGACGCATCTTAGCCCTATCAATTCCAACGACAAAGCGTTTATAAATGGTCGGGTCATTATAACGATTCTTAAGTTGTTTTACAAGAATCTGTCCCAACCCCTCCAACTCTTCTGTGCTAATAAGGGCAAACATAAGATCAGCAGTAGCAGGGAGACCAAAGGATTCAGAAGTATCAGTAAGTTCAACGTCAGAACTACCATAACCTGAACGAGTGGTCTGAGTAGCGGAGACAATTGGGACATTAAACTCAACCGCAAGTCCCCGAAGTTCCTCAGCAATTGCTTTGACAAATGTATAAGAATTGATATTGCTGTTTCCGCGATACCTAGAGGAAGAACAAATATTAAGGTAATCGATGAAAATAATATCAGGTCTAAATGACTTCTTAAGTGCAAGTTCATTAAGAAGTGCCTTAAAGTGTCCACTATGAGCAGAAGCAGTTGGGTATTCCTTAATTATAAGAGTTCCCTGAGTTTTCTTTGCAAGATTAGTTACCTTACTTTCAAACATCTGCTTTGGCAATTCTGCCATATCTTGAATAGGAACATTCAAGAGATTTGCGTCAATTCTTTCAGCAATTCTTTCCTCCGCCATTTCAAGAGTGATGTACAGAACGTTCCTGCCTTGCAATAGGACGGAAGAAGCCACATGGCACATAAAGAGACTCTTTCCGACACCCGTACCAGCCAAAGCGATATTGAGAGTCTTATTAGGTAAACCACCTTTGGTAATTTTGTTAAAATATTCAAGATCAAATTCAATTTTTTCTTCCTTTCTGTGATAGGACTCATATCGTTCCTCATAGTCTAACAGATAATCATGACCAATGTGGGTATCAAAAGATACTGCAAGAGCATCGGAAAGAATACTGGGAATGCTATCACGGTTTTTCTTTTCATCTTTACCATCTGCAATATGGATTGACTCCATGAGAGCAAGATAGATAGCACGATCACGACACCACTTTTCAGTTGTATCAACCAACCAATTAAACTCAGAGGGTTCATCGTCAAGATAACTAATAATTTGAGTGATTTCTTTGAAAGAAGTTTCATTAATATCATGGCGTTTTTCTACCTCAATACAAAGAACTTCTTTCGTTGCTGGTTGATTGTATTCTTGCACAAACTTGAGTATCTCTTCAAATACTACTTTTTGATTTTGATCTTCAAAATATTCAGATTTAATAAAAGGAATTACTTTTCTTACATATTGTTCATTGTGTAAAAGGTTTCTAAGGACTAGAAACTCAACTTTCTCCATAATTCATCTCCACATAATATATGTCTGGATAATTTTTATTTTTTGCTCTATATCTTAGTTGTCTTAAAGTCAATCCTCCAGATTCTCCATTTCTTACACATTTAGATGCATCTTCCCATATTTTACCATAAACTGATATGGACTTTGAATTGTAATTTTTTACAGACCTTTTTCTTTCACTTATAAGTTTAGAACTTTCTTTTGAATTTATTTTTCCTAATTGATTTAATAAGATACTTTGTTTTCTTTTTCTTTTTTTATAATCTTCATTTTGATGAGACTGTTTCCATTTGTCCGATTTCAGTCTAGCAGTTGTTAATTTGCTTTGATCTCGCTTACATCTTGCAACTTGATCTTCATAAATTTTAATTAATTCACCTTCTGTTAAATTTCCACCAAGAAGTTGGAAAGCATACAAATCTGATATGTTTTTATAAACTAACCAACGACGATGATGAACCTCTTGATGAAGTTTTCTTGGAAGTTTAACTAAATTACTTGAATCATCAGTTCCGCCTTCATATTTTGGAATAATGTGATGTGTATCTATAAACATTTTTTAAGTGTGGTTACTAACCATACTTATTTATTATTTCTCGACCCATAAGAAAATTCATTTCTAGCAATTTCATCAAGCTTTTGCATTACATCATCAGTAAAATATTTTTCAGGTTCAGATAAAATTTGTTTTGCATAAATTTTCTTACCATCAATTTCGTAACGTCCAGCAACATTTTTCCAAAGACCACCAAGTTCACCAAGTTCTAATAATCCATAATATCTATCAAGACCACGCTCATCATAGTAAAGACGGACTTCAACTTCTTTATTCTCTTTACTTAAACGAGACTTGAGACTCTTTGCCTTAATAATGTTTCCGACAACTTCTGTTCCGTCTTTTTCCTTTTTCTTTCCAAGACTAATAATGGTAGAAGCAGCGTACTTAAGACCACTACCACCACCCATTTCTTGTGTAGGAACATATGAACCAATAACTTGATATACATGATTAGTTACAATAAGTGGCACATTTGCTTGACCTAATTTAAGAGTTAACATTCGGAACGCACCTTTGACCAATTGAGATTTGGTCATATCACGAACTTGTTTGTCATTTAGCGCATCGGTGATTTCTTTCTCAGTCGAAAGCATACCCAGAGAGTCTAGTACAAAAATACAAGGTTTTCTCTCTTCCAGAGGTTTCTTCATATAAAGATCCACTGCTTTCAGTGCTTTACCACGGAAATCTTCAATGGTTACAACATTTACAACTACGGTTCTAGAAGTATCAACACCTCTAGATTCTAGAAGAGATTTAGTGATAGCAGCCTCAGTATCAAAGTAGAGACAGTAACCATCGGGATGAGTATCAAGAAAGTTCTTAACCACTGCGAGAGAGAAAAAAGTCTTTCCAGTAGAAGACTCTCCAGCAATAGCAGTAATCTTATTCCCAGATACACCACCAAATATGCTACCTGAAACCAGTGCATTAAAAATGTATGAACCCGTATCAACATAAGTTTCCGTTTCGTCAATATCAGATGCTAACTTTGTAAAGTCATCACCGATTTCTTTTACAATATCTTTAAGAAAATCCATCACACTACCATCCCGTATTGTTCACGAAGTATTTTTTTATAGGGTAAACCTTGTTCTTTGAGTTCTTTTACAAGTTTAAGTTTTTGATATAATGCAGAATCTCCACCAAGATGCATGGCATTTATAATTGTATTCAGTTCTTCATCATTAATAGGTAAATCCATTAGGCAAAAAAGGAGTCAAGGTTTGTTGTTTTTTCTACAGACCATCCGATACAATCAAGAATTGCTCTGAGTGGTTCTACAAAACTTTTCTCAAATTGTAACTCATAATCAATGTATTTGTCAAGGTTAAGTTCTTTAGGAAACTCTTGAATAAATGAAATAATATTCTCGTGTATGCTATTTGGTTTTTTCAGATAAATGAATTTCACCTTTTCACCATTATTAATAAGTGAATACTTGTTGGTAAGTTTTTTCTCTTTTATATAATGATTAAACAAAAGTGCTCCACGAATGTGAACTGGTGTTCCCTTTGCATAAATTGACGAAGATGATTGATATTTTTGAACACCAGATGCTGTCCTTGGAAATGCAATTTGTTCGGGTGGAAGCTGCTTAAATTGCTTTCGTGAGTTTTCAATAAAGTCAATGACTTCATCCTCAGTTCCACTCATCATCAACTTAAGAGCATCCTTAATCATCTTGCGACAAGGTGCAGGTGTGGAAGACTTGACTGCTTCGATACCCATCATCTTGAGTTTAGGTTCTTCATAACGAACACCTTCACTATCCCAGACATTCAGAATGTATCGTTTCTTGGCAGTCCAGATTCCACGATCAGCAATATTCTCTCGTTTCATCTGCATCTTTTGGTCATAGGCATTTACATACGAAGCCAATTCTTGGTAGCAACCTTCAATATACTTTTCAAGTTCCACTTTACAGACCTTATCAAGGAACGAAACAATGCCTTGAGTAGTTTTCTCTCTTCCTTTGTATATACAGTCAACCAAAGGACCCATATTAAGGTAAACAGAATCAGTATCTGAAGCAATAACATAATCTATGTCGTGTGTCTTAAGAAGTTTATTTAGATATTGATTGAGTTTATTTTCAATCCAACGAATTGCAACCTGTCCAGAAAGTGTAATTGCCTCAGCGTTTGCTAGTTTATAATAACGGAAATACTGATTGCCAATAGCACCATAAGCAGAGTTAAGTTGAATCTTCCTCGCCATTTGGATGTTGTTACAACGTGCAATCTCCTTTTCCAACTCCTTTGTCTTTTTCTTTTCATATTCTTGTTTAGCAGCAAGCATTTTCTTCTTATAGATTGTACGATCCTTATAAATTTTATCCATCAATTCTGGGAGAAATCCCCTAATATCCTTACGATACATTGCACCATTAGCACATACTGCATAATCTTTATACATTTCAAATGTAATTTCCTGATTTAAAATTTTATCCACAGTAACGGTTGGATGTTTTTCTTCTATAAGAGTTTCAGGACTTACATTAAATTGCATAATTAAATGAGGGTATAGAGAATTGAGGTCAAAATTAACAACCCAATCATACATTCCAGGAACAGGTTCTTTTACATATGCCCCAGCATACTTAGAATCTTTTTCAGATCTTTCTTTTGGTGGAATTACAATATTTCTTTTCTTTAAATAATTGTAGATAATAGTATCCCACATTCTAACTTGAGAAAAAACATCTTCATAATTTGCTTTAGCATCATATGCCATCGTAATAGCAAGTTCAATCAATTTCATCTTGTCTTCCATTCGGTCAACAAGTTCCACGTCTTTGATGTTGTACTCTACAAACTTTTGCCAACCCTTTGTATAGAAGTCCTTAAAGGTATCAAACTCAGAGTGATCTAGTTTCTTTTGTCCAAGTTCTACTTCAGCAATATAGTCAAGACGATAAGATTCTTGTGCTTTATAAGTAAATTTTTTATAAAGATCAAGATAGTCTAACTGTGATATGCCACCAATATCATAACAAATATGCTTGCGTCCAGAAATATAAGTTTCATCTTCGGTCACTAATCCCCAAGGTGATAAACGCTTCATGAGTTTTTCACCAAGAACACGATCAATACGTCGCACGAGGTATGGAATATCATACAGTTTACTGTTCCATCCCGTTACAACTTCTGGGGTATTAGTTTCAATCATCCACCAATGAATAAAATCATTCAGAAGATCATATTCGGACGAGAAAGAACGGTACGAAACATTTTTTTGATTATTTTGAAAAGAACCCTTTCCCCAAGTATGAATTTGTTTTGAAGAATAATCTTGAACGGTGATTAAGAGAACTTCTTCTGCTGCAGACTCTACGTCAGGGAAACCATTCTCAGAGGCAACCTCAATATCAATTGTAGTTACCTTAATCTTGTTGATATCGAATTTAAGTTCTTCTTCAGGATAAATGTCAGAAATGTATTGATAAATGTACTGCGTATTTCCAAAGATTTTAAAGTTTTCTACGTTCTCATATTTTTTAACAAATTCCCTACAGTCACGCACAGAACCAGGTTGTACTGCTTCTACATATTCACCATTTAAAGTTTGATATTTAGTTTTTTTATTAGAAGGGACAAAAAGAGTCGGGTAAAACTTTTCGCGGGTCATGAAATGGTTTCCATTTTCATAACCACGGACGAGAAAGTTGTCCCCGACCATCTGAACGTTAGTATAAAAACGAAGAGACATTAGGCAGTTAATTCAAGATACTTTTCAATAACTTCTGGAGTTGGATCTGCAATCGTTAAAATATCTTCAGATCTAATCATAAGTTCTTTTTGGTTAGATGCTTCTATCCATGGTTCAAGATAAAATTCATCAGATGATTCGCTTTTTTTCCATAAGCAAGGATTAGTTAACTTGCAATTTGGATCACCTAATTGTGCATCTATTTCAACAACTTCTGATATTAAAACCGTGTCAACATTCAGCAATAGACACTTCACATTCTTTTCCATTTACTTTTTCCTCATACATTTCTTTTAAAGAATTAATAGGTTCTACTATGGTAATAACCCAATCTGGAGTGACAATAATTTCTTTATCTTCCGATAAAATAATCCATGGAGATAAGGTTACACTAACAACATTGTCAGAATCTTCACCAACATTCTCAGTTAAAAGAACAGGAGAATTCAAAATAACTTTATGCGGATTAGAAAATAAGTATCCAAATGGTTTTTCTTCAGAAACTAGTTCTTTTGCATCAGAAATAATATAATCTCCAGACTTTAGTAATGCTAATTTAGTTGCCATGTTTAGATAATTTCCTCATACCATTGTACCAAAGAAAATGGGAGGTGTCAACTGAATTTTGCCAGTTGCCTCCCTGCGCCGACGATATTCAGTACTATTTAGAGATAGTCCCTACGTGCATGATGTTCTGGAACTATTTTCCCAAGTACGATCCGTAGAAGTCCGTCTTCGAATACAACCTCCCCGACTTCTGTGTCGTCGGATAAAGTCCACGCTCGTTTAAAACTTCTGCTAGCCACTCCCTTGTGGATAAACGTCCTATCCGATTCGGTATCTGCCTTTTGTCCTTCGACAAAAAGTTTTCCATACTCTGTGTATACATTTACCTCTCCTTTTTTGAATCCTGCAAGTGCTAATTCTAGATGAGATTCGACGTTATTTATTTGAATAAGGTTATATGGGGGATAATTTGTCGTTGTTTCATGAAGATTAAATAGACGATCAAAGTACTCGTCCATTCCAATACTGTTACGAGTGAT